TCTACACAGCCCCCCCGTTTCTAATAACCCCCACAACCACCCTAAAAAAACCCGCCATTAATAGCGTTCTTGAACATATCTCCAGTAGCCTCTGCTCCATATAGATTGTAGAGTTTTAGAAAATACTGGAATGGTTTAGAACCATCATTTTCTGTCAGTAAATTTCCAATATGAGGATCAGACTCTGCTAAATGCTCTACTAATAGTTGCACGAGTACGCTACCAGCATCTGGATGATCTGGATCAGCTGCTTCTTTTAGAAGATTGATAATAGTTTCTTTACTAACAGGAGCTGGTGTACCACCTGTAGTAGGTATTTCAGCTATCTTAGCATCTACATACTTCTTAATAAGCTTTACAAGCTCATCTTTGAGTGCTACTTGATCTATGGTCTTACCAGCTAGCTCAGCCTTCTGAAGCTCTTTATACTTCTCAAATAAGGCTTTAATGACCTTATCTACCTCTTCATTACCATTAGGTATCTCCCATTTAGAGAATAGCTCTGTGAAATTAACTTCTGTATTACCAGCAGGTGTTCTAAGGTAGAAATACTCTGTAGCTACTTTAGGATTAGTTAGGGTATCTCCTGCTAATAATCTAGCCCAGATGATTACACCATTAGCCAAATCCATAAAGATAGCTCTATGATCGTTCTTGCTATCCTTTTTAGTTCTAGCTCTTAGATCAGTCAGTATTTTATTAGTCTGTGTAGTCCTATAGGTATCTAACTCACTCTTCTTACTATCCCAAATAGCTTTAGTAATCTCCCCTTCAGGGAGAATTACTTGCTTATCTTTAGCTGTATATACTTGATATTTGATCATATCTCTGCTCCATTGCCTTCATCTTCTCCTGGTGTAGGAGTTGGTGTAGTACCACCTTTACCAGTAACATTGGCTACTATATCAGCTTTAATATCTCCATTAATCGTAGCTGTAGTGTTCTTAGTTTCAGTGATAGTATTAGTTGCTGTAGCTTTCACATCCTTAGTAACGTTTGTAGTCTCAGTATTAGTTGTAGTTATAGTATTAACTATCTGATGTCCTATGTAAGTCTCTTTGATATGAAGCATCTCAGCTTTGATAGCTTCTAGCTCTTTATCTTTCTCTGTCTTAAGAGCCAATAACTTCTCGCTAAAGCTATTTGCCATTTCTGTAAGCTTAGTATTCACATCTAGCTTAAAGCCAGCAATGTCCACCTGCATCTTCATTAGAGCATTCTCTAGTGGTAATAGAGCGTGAGCTATCTGTCCTAGCATATCGTTAGCTTTGTCTTCAATAGCCTTATTAGCTTGAGCTATGGTATTCTCTAAATCACTCTTGAACTCAGCTATCTTATTAGGTAGGTCTTTGTAAACCTCAATAGCCTTAGTAACATCTGCCATATTGGCTACGATAACCTTTAGGTCATCCTTCATCTCTAGTAATGACTTATAAGTCTCTAGGTTAGCTGTAAAGACCTCTAGTATCTTGATACCTCTAGCTACTATCTCAATAGCTAATAGATGCTTATACACAATATCTATGTTAGATATGTCTGCATATACACCCTTAATTTGATCTAGATTGTTATATAGTGTCCTAAATATCTCTTCATCTTCACTACAATTAACAAAAGACTCTCTAAAGGCATAGATAACATCTAATACCTCTTTCTTGTTCTTGATCTCTGTAAGTAGTGGTATTTGCTCTAGAGTATCTTTTAGTACCTGTAGATTATCCTTAAGAGTTACCATAGTATCTTTCATAGTAGCTAAGGTATCTATGTTATCAACTGAGTTAGATACTTTCTCGATAACATTAACTTTAGCTAGGACATTATCTATACTTGTCATAGCTCCTGCTACTGTATCTATACTATTGATACTATTATTAACTCTTAGTATCTCAGTTAAGTGATTAGTGAAATTAGTAAGTTCTGTAGGTATTTCATATTTCACAACTTTAATCTCAGGTGTAGAAGAACCTGTTCCTGTTCCCATAGGGGCTAATGCTGAACCACCAGGAGTACCTGGTAAACCTATAGCTGGCATTATTAGTAAAATCCTTTCTTAGTTTCTAGTGTAGATAGCATATCTTGATCTAATGCCCAAGAATGCTGTTTGGCTTCTTCTAGTTCTCTAACATAGTTATTAACTATAGGTCCTTCTAGTTGCTTGAACCCATCTATGCTTCTGACAACCTTTAAAGCAACTAAAGCATATAGTAATCTAAGCAGTTGGTTTGGCAAAGGAAACTCTGTAGATCCTACATTATCTGTTGTGGAGACTAATTCAGGAGCTATTTTCCTATACTTAACATATAGAATATCTCCCTCTTTATTGTTTGGTAAGTATATGGTCTTAGGATCGATTAGAAAGGCATTCTTAGCATTTAAGACATACTCTCTCTGCTTACTATCAGTAACATCTAGTATCTCTAAGACTTCTTCGCTTTGGACTGATCTTATCATACTATCTCCTTAAACCATAATCAGCAACTATTGTATCTAAAACTTCGTTAGGCTTATCCTTAGCCTTCTCAGCTTCTCTGATACTCTTTGTAGTAGCTAGTATCACATTGCTATCCTTAGCTAATCTCTTAGTAGCTACACCACCTACATCATACGTAAAGTTATCATCCATATTCAGCTCTAAGCTAAATACTCTGCTATCGCTAGGTACTGCTATGATAGCTTGATCTGTACCTAAGTTAAACTCTGCATATATCTCATTGAGAGCTTGATTAACTACAGGTATCAGTCCTTCACTGCTCATAGGCTTACCAGCATAAGCTGATATATTAACCATTAGATGATCTTGTATATCACTCAACACTTTGTCTATCTGCATTCATATCCTTTCAAAAGATTGTATTTGATCCATATTTGCTAAGAGTATCATAATCCTCGTAGAAAAGCTGTTCATCAGCGTCTAATGATCTAGCCATTTCACTAGGAGCATATATGTCCATCATCTGTAGCATAGAGATAGTATCTAGCACATCATCGTGTCTGCTCTTAAAACCCATTTTAGAAGCCTTAGAAGCCTCGTCAATGAACTCTTTACCCCAAGCCATATCCTTCATCCTATTAGCTACCCAAACGTTCCCTTGCTTAAAATTAGGCACAAATAATAAGAACCTAGAGAACTTATCTCCTACAGGTCTAATACCTTCTCTGCCACCATTATTTGAGCTAGCTAAATTGAAGTAGATATTCTTCTTAACCATTTCATCTCTGATCCAGCTAATAAACCCTGCTTGCTGTCCTGTAGCTTCTATGCCTACACTAAGAGGACTATACTTTTGGCATAGCCTAAATAGCTCTTTAATAAACTTACTAACCTCTACCTTATCACAGAAACCATCTACTGCCATATACTGCTTCTGACTATTAACAGCCCATACTGTGATCACACTGTAATCGCTACTATCCTTAACCGTAGTAGCTAAGTCCGTAGTTATATAGAAGTTGTAGCTAAACTTATTCTTAAACACTTCTTTCTCGTCAAACCATTTAGTATCATCATCATTTAGTAGCTTATCCTCGTCAGAAGTAACCCTTAGCATAAGCTCTTGATTGAAGTTCTCTGGTCTCTTCATAGCTTCAGCTTCTTGATACTCCCTTAGCACATACTCATAGGGAAACCTATCTTCCCAACTACCTTTGAACTCCTCTTTAGTGCAAGGGAACTTCTCACACACAGGTATAGCTGTAACCTTCCAGCTACCACTCTCAATAGCCTTATACAATGGATCTTTAGCGTTAAATGGAGTACCTACCCATACTATCTTCTGATTAGTAGGATGTAGAGCTTTAGATACAGCCTTATAAACTATGTCCTCTATATTCTTGATAGTAGTCTCACTCCTAGCATCCTCATCGCTCATAATGTCATCTAAGAAGGCTACATTAGGTCTCTGACCCAATTCTCTAGTACCCCTCACTCCAGTACCTACACCATATCCTCTAACTACTAACCTATCTCCAGCTACATTCTGAAACTCTAGCCTTATATCAGTGAACTTTCTACCACCAGCATTATCATCCCAGTTCTCCTCTCCTACACTACCACCATTCTCTACACCCAATCTAAGGCTCTTATTAGGTATCAGTTTCTGTAAGAAAGGGCTATTGTCATACTTGAACTGGATATTCTTTCTAAGGGTCTTTACACCATTAACTATGCTATCAGATACATACATAATAAACGATACTTTACCAAAACCTGGTATCTTACCAAATGCAGCAGCATAGAGGATAATATACTCAATAAGGCTACTCTTAGCAGCACCACGATGACATACAAGTATATCTCTAGGTGTCTTATTCAGAATGGTATCTAGCATCCTAAGATGAACTAGAGGAGTAGTATTCTCCTCCATACCATTATTAACCTCTTTAATAAAGTTTACGATAGTTAAAGCTTCTTTACTAGGTACATAGTCCTTGAAGCTATAATCTACCTCATTCAGATACTGATCCATAGACTTTGCCATCTTTAGCTCCCCATCTAGCTTGTTTAAATGTAACTACATCATCTCTTACTCTCTTAGGTATCACTAAGTAAGGATTGACATCATATACACCATTACTGCCTTTAATTATACAAGATTGTTTCATAATAGCTAGAATATTCGTAGCTGTTGATAAGCTAACGTTATACTCCTTAGCTAAGTCCTGATAAGTAAGTTCTAACTTAAACTCCTTATCTATCTTCTCAGTAAGTATATCTAATATGATATATACTTGAGTAACACTCTTACACATTAGCAAGGTCTCCTTTAGCTCCTGCATATATACTAATTGATAGCCTGGAGCTTTAAGGTTCTTAGATCTTACTATGAACTCGTCTTGAGCTATCATCTCGTTTGTCTCAGCATCAAACCTTGATACTAACTTGTGTTGTTCTATTGCCATTGTTTTCTCCTTCATCTTATTACTCGTAAGATATCATCTTACTACTGGTAATATCTTACTACTAATAAGATATTTTGTCAAATATCTTACTGCCAGTAAGATGGACAACTACCTCTAAGTCTGCTACTACTAAGCATTTAGAGCATTTTTGAAATATATGTTCTATATATAGTAATATAAGAGAAGGATTAGAAACTAACAGAAGCTATCAGAAGCTAATGGGAGATATGATTCGATGCTTCGCATCGAAGCAGGAAAGTATCAGATAGCTTCATAGCATTAAATACAAGCTCATAGAGCAACGATCTCATTCTCAGAAGCTAATTATACCTTTTCTCCCTAATTGCTCTCAGAGAGGCTCTAAATGACTTCTAACCTATAAGTTTGTCTGCCACTTGAACTAGGGAGATATGTTTGCAGACACAGATGGACATCCACTGAAACTAAGAGTAACTAATGGAAGCTAAGGGGAACTATATCTCCTAACGTTACTCCCTAGTTTCAGTGTCTGGTACTAGGTCTCCCTCAGTGTCAGATAAACTATCATCGACAATATCAGCTTCAACGATCTTAGCATTAGCTATTTGCTTAATGTCTCCACCATTCATAATCAAAGCTCTCTGTTGCTCAACTAATTGTGCCATAGCTCTCTCATAGGTGCTAACGATGCTATCCCTAGTATCAGTTCCACTATTAACCTTAACGTTAATATCTATCCCTTCAGGTGGCTTAAGATGAACTAATAACCTATCAGCAGCACTAATCCTATCCTTGCTTAGCTTAGCTGTTCTCATCTCTTCAGCTAAGGTCTCAACAGCAGCATACCTATATCCTTGATACATCAGATACAGAGGTATCTCACTCTGTGCCAATATCTTAGAAACTAAAGGTGTCTTCCTATACCTCTGAGCAGCATAATCGATATTCTTATACTCCTTGCTACCTACAGGACAATCCCTATTATTCTTAACGAAATCCCTATGAGCAAATGCTGCTTGATAGGCATCCTTAATCCTACCCCTATAAGCCTCCAAATAGCTACAGAACCTAATGGCATTAATATAATCCTCTAGTGTAACCTTATAGCTACTATCCAGATCATCTAAGACATTCTTGTAAGTGATAACAGTATCTACAAACTTAGCACCATCATAGATAGGATCATCTATGCTCTCATTAACTAGCTTAACAACTTCATCAGTAACAGTAAGCTTCCTCTTCTGTCTCTTACCCTTGCTATTTGTTCTAAACCACTCAGCAACAGTATCAGCATCTACGTGTGCAATATTGCCAACCTTATTCAGACAATCTCCCAATCTAGGTCTTACCTTATCTTCCATAAGCTCTCCTTAAGATATCAAATTACCTTACATTATACACAAATCCTAAACCTTACTCTAAACCTAACTTCTATCTGTTACTGAGGCAGATACAGATACCAGACACTTGAACTAAGGAGAAACATCAATCCATAGCCAGAAGTAACAGATAGAAGTAACAGAGAACCTAACAGAGGGCAGATACTTCATCAGTAACAGAGGGAAGTAACAGAGGGAGAAACAGAGGGATCATCAGAGGGGAAGCCATAGGGA